CTTGTTTTATTAATTCAAGTATAGGTTTAGCTGATCCGTAATATGTTTTCCAATCAGATTCTTTTTGGGTAACTTGGGTAGTAGGTTTTCTCCCTCTACCAGTTTGTTCAGCTAATTCCTTTTTAGTTAATTTTTTTTTAACGTTATGGTATAATACTTTTTTACCTAAATAGGATTTACCAGAAGGTTCATGTATAGTAATGTAAATAAAACCATATGTTCCTTCAGGAAAATCCTCAAGGGATTCTATCCTTTTATCTTTGTATAACCAATTTGACATAAAATTTATAAATCTAAATTAACTAATATTGTTGTGTCTGTTACAGCTGAGGTTGGTAGTGGTTGGGATAATTTAGCAACAGCTACTAACTCATAGTTATTGTTATATAAACCTACTGTAGTTATATATGGGGTAAAATAAGAATCTGTTGCAAAATCATATATTATCCCACTGTTTAAACTACCTGAGATTAATGTTGGGTTTTGGGAAAAATTAAATTCGTTTTGTCTTAAAGTACATTTGTATTGGGATTCATATATCGTAACTGTACTTTCAAAAGAACAAGTTAAATTTGGTGTTGTAATAAAATTATTGATAAATTGTTGATCACCAGACCCATAAACAGCAGAACCATATGTAACATACCCATAACCATCTTGTCCCTGTACTCCATCACTAGTTAAAATAATTAATCCATGTTCATAAATTACATCTCCTACTTTTAAAGTACCATACAACATGTTCCCTAAACCATCATCTTGTAACGTTACACTTCCAGATATTAAAACTACAGTAGTAGGTTTTAAATATTCCCCAAATAAATTTGAAGGAATAGAAATTACTCCTATTGTATCTCCTGATCCTGTAGGAATGTATCTATAAGTTGGTAAAGTAGTGGATAGGTAATTATAGTAATTTGGAGTATATCGTGGCCCAGTTATGGTTCCATCAGGATTAAAAGATGCTGTTCCCGCTGGTGAGCCTGAAGGATTAGTTAAATAGTTTGAATAGTAAAGTTCTTTAATTGAGTTATAAATTAAAACTTTATCTTGGATATTAATTTGTCCTGTTGGATTAGACCCAGATATCCAAAGTGAAGAAGTTATATTTTCCCCAATATATCTATCAATCTCAACATTAGAAGCTGTAAATTCAGAATCACCTTTAAAAGTGAAAGATTTGTTTACCTCAAAAGGAGATATTAAAACATCAGAAGTTATGAATGGTTTGAATACGCTCATTCATCTTAAAAATCTAATTTAACTCTAACTAAAGCTTCTTTTGTAAAATCTTTTAACAAAGGTCTTGACATCTTGGCTACTGCTAATAAATCATTACTATCATTATACATCCCTATAGTAGTAACATATACTTGAGGTTGATTTATAAAATTACTATAAATTACTTCACCAGTTGATCCTGAGATAAAACTAGGGTTTTCGGAATAATTAAATTCACTATTGCGAGCTCTAACAAATATATAATCTGAGGTAATAGTTTCTTCGGAATTTAAAACAAATGAAGCACCTAATGAAATCGAATTATATAAAGTAGTTGTATTTAATCCATCTGAATTAGATGATCTGCTTGGGGATAAATTAATTGATTGACTTAATGCTAGTGGGTTTAATAAAATAGTTCCTAAATCTGGGAATACTAGTCCATAAGAACCAGAATTAGCTACATATCCACTGTTTGGAAGTGAACCAGCTGTACCATTAGATCCTGAGATTAATTGGAATACTCGGGTAGTTCCTATAAATGAATTTACTAGGTTATCTTGGGAATCATCTGTAAGATTAATAGTTCCTCCTGATCCTGAAAGGCGTAGATTTAATGAACCAGGAAATAAAGATTCTTTATATCTAGCTCTTTCTATAGAAAGAACCCAAAAATGTGATCCTGTTACTATGTTTGTTCCTTTTCCAAAAATAAAATTAGCATTTTCATCTTCTAAAATTAAAGCACGATATTGACCATACATTGTTTTAGTTGGAGAATTTCCAGGAACAATACTATTAAACCAATTACTACCGCTACCTTTAGAATCACAATATACTATGTCAAACTGCACATTTGAAAGAGAAGAAGAATCATAAATACTTAAATAGTAATTACCAGAAGAACCTGCTAATTGAGTTGAAGATGTATAAAATGCTGTTAAAGTGGGATTTCCTGTTGACCACAAAGTGGATGTTATTGAATCACTACTAACTACAAAATCTTCTGGGTCAAATCTTTTAAATGCCATTATTTATATTTTTTAAACGTTTGTTTTGTTAATTGTTACAGGTATAGTTAAACGAGCACCACTATCCAAACCTACTACTGTTAATGTAGCTACTAATTGAGAGTTAGAACCAAATAAAGTATTTACTGTTGTTGCCCTTAAATTAATTTGAGAACCAATAACAGTTTGTGAAACATTTGTTCCTAAGGTAGCTGTAGAAGTTGCAGTAGCTGTATTTGCGGATTGTGCTGCTGTTGTATTAATTCCAATTCCATTAAATGTACTCATTAGTCTAACATCTGAGATGGTAGCGGTGTATCCACTAGTTTCATAGATTTGAGCATTTCCTAAATAATTTAAAGTTTGTGGAGTAATAGAAAGAGAAGCTCCTTGTTGTAATGTAACAGCACTATATCCTAAGTCAAGTACAGGTAATTTAGCTGTTCCACGAGGTAAAGTAGCTAATTTATATTTCATTATTTGAGTTTCAATTGGGAAAGCTTCTAATAAAGGCATATTTTCAATTGCTTCTCCGTAAAATGAAGATCCTGATGGGTGGGTTGGATTATACAGTGTGTAATCAATTTCATCATCTGAAAGTGCAAATTGTGTTATTCTGAAAGAACCATCATTTTTTGCTAAGAGTTCTCTACCTTTTGTTGTTAAAATTGCGTCAATTGTGACAACTTGATTATTTAAATATCCCATTGTGTTTTTATTATTGTCGTATTATATGTAATAAATATCACTAAAGCAAGCCTTTCTGTGTAAGATCCACAATAAATGTATCTACATTTTTATTTAAATTAGAAACTATGTATTCAGGACTAACAATATATGGCCCTGTTGAATTAATAGGTTTAAATCCTTCAAATAAAATTTGTGAAGCATCATCAACATATCTTCTAATTAAAAAATGATCTAAATTAAATATTGAAGATGAAACAGATGTAGGTAAATTTCTATTAAAATGTACTTCAATTGACCCTGTTTGAGTAACTCGTGATGGTCCACTTTCAATTGGGCCAAATATTTTTCCTACTTGATATGAAAAATCTTCTCTTCCTTCAAATCTAAATTCATCACCATATTCTATAAGCCATGGTAATGCTATAGGATTAAAACCAGATCCTGTTATATCAACTTGTTTAACATTTGTTTTATACAATTCAACTAAAGTTTGGTTTGAAGAAGTTATAACATATGGATAACTTCCTGAATCTGGGTAGCCCCATATTGAGTTAACTCCTGATGATGTTATTGGTTGGGTATATAATGGGTATTGTTGGATTTTAAGGGAAGTATTTTGATTAAAAATTGAGGCACCTCCGGGATATCCCTCATAACTATCTACTTTAACATATGTAGAAATAGTATCTCCAACTGTATAATCTCCCACATTAAGTGTAGCAGCAGTAGAAAATTCTACAAATTCACTACTATTAGGATAAACATTTACAGGGGAATAAGGATCTTGATAAATAGGATTTGAATTTTTATAAATGTAAATTGTTACTACATATGAATAAGGGTTACCACTAAAACTAGGATTTTCTAATTTAATTCTAACATTAGATTCTATTGTAAATTGAATCCCATCTTGAACAGCATTTAATGGAATAGTATATAAATTTGATGTTACTGGGGTTCCATATAAAGTTTGATTAAAGGTGACTTGTTCAGGGGCACCATAACCTAATATTTGGGCGGTTCCAGTTCTTCCATATAATGCTGTATAATTCCCAACATTCCCTGTATCTGAAGGGGTAATGTCTTGAAAATTTATTGTTGTATTCCATTGTGCGTTTGGGGCACTTCCTGATTGGGTATATAAAATAGGTTCAATTCGTGTTCCTCCTCGAATTATATTTCTACTTTCTGGTGGGGCTCCACTTCCAGGAGAAGTTGAACTTATTTTAAATGCTTCTCCTGATTGAAATGTCCCTTGAACAATTGAAAGAGAATTTTCTGAGGTGTTTGGGATAAGTACATCTCCATCTTGAGAAATTAGGTATTTAATTTGAAATGTAGAGGAATTCATCCTTTCAGGAGCCCAACTTCCTCCCATTTCACCATATGCTACATATGTTTTTAAACTTTCTGCAGTTGGAACTTTACCAAATGTGCCGATATCGCCAAGAGTCCAAGTATTTAATTTTTGAGATGTTGATCTAGAGCCATTGTATCTTGGTATAATGTGACGTTGCGTAGTATAATTTGAATCTTGAACTGCAGCTTTTACTGCACTTCCACTAATTATAAGATTAAAATTAACTGGTTCAGTTATACCTGCTGAATAATCTACATCTTGGTAAGTTGTACTTAAACGAGTAAGTTCAACATTATTTAATAATGCATTTTCATCACTATTGTAAAAGTTTGGGGTTGTAATATATGGTTCAAAAATTACATTTTCACAATTAGAAGAACTTACTGCCCTGCTTTGAGTAATAAGTAAACTACTAGATTGAAGTGTAGTAGATGTACCTACAAAACCTCTATATGCTCTTAAATATAATTGATCTCCTTGTAATCCATAATATGAAGATGTTATAGTAGTAGTTACATTTGATCCTACACTAAATGATTCAAAACCTAAAGAAGAATAATAACCTTGTCTTAATAACATTAATCTAAAGGCCCCAGCAGATCCACTAGTAGTAATTGATGCTGTTATTTGAATTGGTGTGTTTGGTGTATTTTCTAGAGTATAATATCCTGAAGAAGAATTAAAATATCCTAAAGGGTTTGATGTAGGTGGGTTCCAACCTGTTAAAACTTGTAATGTTGGGGTTGATTGGGGGGCAATACTTTGAGATAATAAATATGAAGATGTAATTGAAGCAGAAACAGTATAATCTAATACTTGATTAGGGTATAAATTAGATACATATGGTGAATTAGAATTATTAATAATAAATCTAGAACTGTTTATTTGATATAAATAATAATTAGGTTGTTCACTTAGAACAGTAACATCATATTTTATCCAAAAATTACCTAATCCTGCGTAAGGGGTTTCAATTAATAAAGTATCAATATTTCCTAAAACAATTGTATTATCACTTCCACTGCAATCTGTTTTTGTAATTTTTAAATATTTAGATGAACCTACTATACCTCCTGGGATGGTTCCAAAAAATTGATTGAAAAATAGTATTTCTCCATTTTGGGGTGAAGTAACATTATTTAAAAAATTACCTTCAAATATGTTAGATTCATTAGAAGAAGTTCCATAGTAATGTACAGGACGATATAAAAATGATTGATTTGATTGTGAATACGGTTGATTTAAAACTTGAGTAGTGATTGTTAAATTAGATCCACTGTATTCACCGTTGTAAAATTCATCCTGTGAGTTATGTAATATTAATACTGAACCTGAGATAGTATTATAGGATTCTATCCAACTTTGAGATATGTTAGTAATATAATTAAATGGATTTACTACACCACCAGCTCCACCTTCAAAATGTTCTACTGTTCCTGGTTCGTAATCATTCCATTGGGGTTTTAAAGTACCTAAAATGTCTAAATCTTCCCATTCCATTTGTGGTTGGGGGTATTTATTTCTTTCAAGTAAATGTTGTTTAATTACAACTCCAGAAGCAAGACTTGTACGTGCAGGTACAAAATCTTTAATCATTTTAAATAATGAATTATCAAAAAATTTAATTAAACGTATAAAATCAGTTAAATCGTAATTTGAAATATATTTTTGAAAATATTCATTTCGCAATTGATCTAATGCAGGATATGTAACTGCAGAAGAAGATCTTAATCTTGGGTCACCGATAAATTCACCTATATTAAATGAACCTATTTGGTCCATTATATCTTCATTTATTTCATTTGTAGGTGAAAAAGCTACCTCTAAATAATTAATATTTTGAGTATAACTTTGAGATATATTTGCCATTTGAGATAAAGACATAAATGGCGATAAAGTATCTCCCTCAGGTATTACCGTATTTTCTATTCTAATTTTATCAGAAATAGCATTTTTAATACCAGCTATTGGTTGATCATAGAAAAAATATTCTGTGTTTGGAACAAATATTGGGGTTTGATCAAAATAAAAATCACTACTAGATACAAATGAATTTGTAATAGCCCATGATCCTGTTATTTTAGGATGAATAGAGATTGATCCAGTATATAATTCTCCACCTAAAGGTGCTCTAAAAATAAGTTCATCAGGTGAACTATTTATTGAGTTTCCTTCAATTGAATATGGGTTCATGACATAATCTCTAAATACATCTTCATTCATAGTATTAGCATAATATCTAATTTCTTGAAGCGAACCTGAAAATGGGAGATAAATATCCCCATTAACAATACTACTAGAGGCAAAGTAACAATCACCATTTGAATCCCAATCAGCAGTGTCTCCTATAAGAGAAGAAGAAGTTATAAATCCAATTAAAGTGCCATTATCTCCTCCTTCATATATTTTATTAGCAGCGTATAAAGTAAAATTATAACTTGATCCTGAGGGTATGACACTGATCATAATAGACCACCAGCCATCATCAAAAAATGGAAGATA